GTTGTGGTTGCGCTGCCACATTCATTTGAGGCTGTGGCATTGCATCCGCAATCGCCGCTAACGCACCAACATCGCCATTGCCCATGCGCTGGCGAATCTCCATAACCTTGTTCATCAAATACTTATTCATATCCAAAGGTGGTTGACCTTGTGGCCCCCCAACTGAGGGAGGGGCAGGTGAGGGACCACGCGCTGGACCCTGCGGCAGACCACCGAATGCCGCTGGGTTTATTGGGGGAAGTCTATACTGTGGGGGGTACATTATTTTTCATGGCCTCCATCTGTATCTTCGCCGCGTTCTTTTCCCTCTCAAGCTGCAACTCTGCCTCTAGCTTGCGGATCTTTGCTTCCATATCCGCTTGCGCCTTGGCCATTTCGATCTCCATATCCTGACGCGCTTCCGCTTGTTTGATCTGGATGTTCGACTGCGCCTTGGCTTGATCTGCTTCGCTCTGCGCTTGTGTTCTTGCCTTCAACGCCTCTGTCTCTAGCTGCGCCAACTGCTGTGCGTACTGTAGTGGGTTGCCTTGCGCCCCACCTTTCTGTCCCAAGCCTCTGATCGCTTCGATCTGCTTCATCTGTGGTGAAGCTGCGACAACTTGTGCAGCACGTTGGCTGATCAGGCGGTCTGTATCTGGGTCCACGTCGTTGAACTTGATCTTCATCTCTTTGAAGTTTGGCAACGGTGGCAGAGGCATGTTGACACTTGCTTCCATGCGTTGGCGATAGAGCAGCGCAATGTGTTCCGCAATGTGCGCAATCAGGATGGGCTGCATCTGTTTTGCGCCGGGGTTGCCAGCAAGCGACGGATCTTGAAGGAACTGCATGTGGACTGAAATGTGCGCGTCGTGATCTTGCTCTGGGAACGCGCGGATTGGCTTGCCATACATCACGCTCATGTTCTCGTCGATTGGGTCCATCTGCACAGCCTCTTCAGGCTTCTTCAGGATCTCATCGATATTCGGAATGCGGATGGCCTCGTACATGCGCTTGTATGCTTCGTAAAGATCGTGAAGCTGTGGCGCTGATCGTGCCATCTCCAACACCGCCTGTGCCTGTGCAATGCGCTGGGCTGTGGAGAAGATGTTGGGGTCGCTGACTGGAATCACGTCAATGCGCTGATCGAAGTCAGAACGATAGATGATTTCAGACGCGCCAGCGTGTGAGAAGCTGAACTCGTCTGGAAGATTCTCTGCGTTTAGCTCCGCAAGCAGCTTGAACTCTTGGCCTTGTGCATAGTGCAAGCGCTTGTGAATGGCGCTGAATGCCTTTGATCCCTGCTCAATAAGCGCAACTGTTGATCCAACTGGAGCGTTTGGATTCACATCACCGACGTTCAAGTCAGCCGTACTTGCGAAACGCTGCCCTGCTTCCACAATGTACCCTAGCAAACTGAACAGGGAACTGCTTGGTTCTTTGAACGGCAATGGCATGATTGCCTTGTTCACGTCATCAACTGTGCTGTCGAGGTCAACAAACTCACCGGGGTTGACCTGAATGTCGCCGCCATTGACGCGCCCACGCAGCTTGAAACCACCCTGCATGTTGGCAAATGCGGCACTGTCGAGTAGGGCGCGAAGAGATCCTGTCGCTGCCTTACCCAAACCACCGATCATGTGGTAGAGGCCAAAGCCATAGAAGCCAAGGCCCGGTAGGAACTTGTAGCTCACAAACCAGTCACGACGCTTCTTTGTTTCGTCGTCTTGGTTCCAGTTGCGTCGGATGCTGACGATGCGCTGGTTGTCATAGTCGAGTGTCACGACATACGGCAAAGCCACCGCGTTTTCGTCTTCGTCATCTACTGCGCCATCAATGCCGTCAAACAGCTCGTAGACGTGCATCTCAATCAGCGTCATGACCTTGTCTTGTGCGTCATCCATGTATTCATCGACGCCTTCGATCTCTCCGATCACGTCATCGACTGGGTCAGATGTGTCGCCAAAGTAGCTGGTCGGTAGGTAGTATCCGTTCTTAACGTACTTATTGAACTCGTTCTTCGGCATCCGAATGATGTGCGTGTAGCGTGGGGATGTGTAAAGATCCTTGCTTTCTGGCGCGACAACGAAGTCTTCTGCCTTCACGAACTGGCTGCACTGGCGGTCCATGTTGGCGTCCCACCAGACCTTTTTGAACGTGTGGCCGATCAAAGGTAGGTGGAATAGCATCTGGTCCAAGTCTGGGAAATACTCAGGCATCTCCTGAGTGACCTGATAGTTCATGAACTCGCGCACACGACGCGCCTGTTCTTCCATCTCTTCGTTGGGTTCGCCAACGATCACGGTTTTCACTGGACCGCCTGATGGATACAGCTCTGCGATGGCTCTTGCGTTGAACTGGGTTGCTGCCTCTGCGATCATTGGGTGGACGACAACAGACAGACCGCGCGTTGCGCGTTCATCTTCGCTTTCGTCTAGTCCACCGTCTGGGTCGAGGGTCTTCAAGCCTTGTTTGTAGCGCTCTTCCCACTCTGATCGTGCTTCCCTGTCGTTCTCGAAGTCGCCAATGAGATCCTGTGCAGTGCGCAGTAGGTCGCGCTCGTCAATGATTTCAGCGAGGTTCTGATCAAACTCAGCGTCCTCAAGCTCTTCCATCATGTCCAGCTCTGGATCACCAATTAGAACATCGCCATCTTCAAGCTCTTCAACAATCAGATCATCGGGTGGAGCGCCTTCGGCAAATGGAATGATGTTTTCTGGTTCAGCCATAGAGCGTCATCCTTTTAGTTTCTACAAATTCATCATCTTCTGGGTCTTCGCTATGCCCAATGAACCATCCCTTGCGTAGCCGTAGCCAAGCCTGTGTGCATGTATCAACGATATCATCGTTGGGATGCGCTGGGAAGGCTGCACAAATGTCAATTAAGTCTTTAGCCCATTTTCGGTTGGAAGGGAAGAAAATCCTTCCGTCTTCCAAAATAGCGCTTGACGCATGTGCGCGGGCTTCCTTGTCCCGATCTGGGCTGTAGGGTACGACAGGAACGCCAGCCATGCGCAGATCCTGTAGCAGAGATTGACCTGAAGCCTTCTTTTCGATCAGCACTGCATCGGGTTGCCAATCGTCGTATGCCTCTTGCGCCAGCATCCGTAGCTCTGGGTAGCTGACCTTGTCCCACCAAGCTTCGAGAACAATCGCGCAGTCATAGCCTTGGTGCTTGAACACGCCCCACGTTGTTCGTGCGCTGTAGCTGGAGCTTTCCTTGGACTCGAATGCGGTGTCGTAAGACTGGATGACGTAGTCGATCTCTGGCATTTCTTCCTTCTCCCAAGGAACCCACCAGCTTGCCTTCAGGATGCCACCACCCTTCGGGCTCGGTCGCTGCTGGAGCTGACCAGCCGCTGCGTAGCTGCCAAGGCTGCGCTCAAGAGTGTCGAGCGTTCTGTCGTCGATGCGCTGGGGCCAGAGCAGTTCGCCTTCTGCTGTGCGTGGATCTGTGAAGCCAAGGCTGGATCTGGTTGGCGTTGGATGTCCGATCTCGTACCGCGCTGGGAGACAGAGGTGGTCCCACTCTTCGCCCAGCTCATTGGCTAGGATGTGGCCAGTCAGATCCTGTTCATGGACGCGCTGCATGATGATGACGAATGCGCCAGTGCGTGGGTCATTGAGTCGGGTCTGCATGGCTTGGTCCCACCATTCGATAACACCTTCGCGCACCTTGGCGCTGTCGCTGTCCACGACGTTGTGTGGGTCATCGATGCAGATGATGTCACCACCGTCACCAGTCAGAGCGCCCCCAACTGAGGTGGCGATGCGGTAGCCTGTCTTGTCGTTCTCGAACCTTTGCTTCTGGTTTTGGTCGCCAGTCAGCACGAACTTGTCTGCGAAGTGTCGCTTGTACCACGGACTATCTATCAGGCGTCGGCACTTGGTGCTGTCCCTGATGGACAGGGACGATGCGTAGGATGCGTAGAGAAACTTCTTGTGTGGCGCTCTGGTCCACGTCCACGCTGGAAGCGCCACAGCCACGCTGATAGACTTCATGTGACGCGGTGGCACGTTGATAATCAGGCGCTTGATGTCGCCTTCTACGACGGCTTGTAGGTGGTCTGAGATAGCGTCAACGTGCCAGTTGTTCTGGAACTCGACGCCCGGCTCAATCGTCGGCCACGCTGCTTTCGTAAACTCCCTCAATGATCTGCGGTATTTCTCCGCTCTGACCTGATCCAAGGTGAGATTGCTCAAAAGCTCGTTCAATTGCTGAGAGTTCATCTACGCCAATCCTTGTAAGATCCAGTGTTACTCTGTTCTCTGTTTCTACTTTGTGTTCTTGCTTATCGACCCAGCCAGCTCTGTTTTTCAGGAAGAAAATGATGGCTGTATTGTCACGATCTACCGTTGCATTATGGAAGAGCGCGTTGGTAACTTCTTCGATGCCAAGGGACTCGCCCCTTTTTATAGCGTCTAAAAACTCTAAATTTTGGGCCTGATAATTGTAGAAGGTTGCGACTGAAATACCTAGCGCTCTTGCGCACTGTTCGCGCGTCAGACCCTGCGCCATGAGCTGTTCTGTTCGTTTTAATACTTCTTCGTTGATCTCAAACTTTGGCCGACCAACTGGTTTTTTCTCTTTGGCTTTCGACATCTGTTTGCCTTTCATTTTTTGAAAAGATAATTCAATTCTATAAAAAAAGAAAGACCCACCGAAGTGGGTCTAGTCATGAGCATCAGGCTCACAGGCAAAAAAAATCCATTGATTCCTGATCACATGGTAAAACTTTTTGCGGTTTCTGTACACATTTTTTTTGTATTGGGTGTGATGCCGACGCGACCAAGGTCGAGCCGATCAGCATCCCAGCAGACTTTGACTGTGATGTTGTCGTGATCTGTGTATCCATCTGAGTGGTAGATCATGGCCTCTTTGAGTATGCCCATGTCGCGATTAGAGATGTCGAACATCTTGCCTCGCAAGTTTTCTGCGTGGAAGGCTGCTCGAAGTCCGTGTTCTTTGTCGCGGTATTCATCGTTGCGTTCTACGTCGTGTAGGATTGCGAAGAGCTTGACGATGTTTTGGTTTGCCCCTTCGTGTTCAGCTAGGATCAGTCCAGCGTTTAGGACGCGCATCCAGTGGTTCCATCCGTGATGGCCGCTGTGATCTAGCTTGTAGTGGTTGTAGCAATGCCTTGCGAGTTCCTTTGTTACCATGCAAGCATCACCACAAGTAAGGCTAGGACGAAGACGATGAAGGCAGCGCCAGCGATTGTTTCTTTGACGATGCCGTTTGGTTTGTTGTCATGGATATCGACGTGACCTTTGAGGTCGATTGAGATCCACTGATCTTTGTTGGCTGGGATTTCGCCGCGCTGCGTGTGGACCCAGATGTAACCAGATCCTTTACGCTTGCTTGTGTTTTTCTGAATCCAGTCTGGCATGTCTGAGTTGAAGCCAGTGAACTTCCAAGATTTAACTATCATCTTTTTTCTGCCTTTCTTCGTGGACCATTTTGACGAGTGCCTTGACTGAGTTGAAGACTTTGTCTTCTTCGTCTTTTGGCACGTCCATGTACTTGCGTATTTCTGCGAGTACGGCTGCTTTTCTTTCTTCATCCGTCATTCTTTTTTACCTTTCTCATTTTTGAAATGTGGACTGTGAAATGCACGTCATCGATGCGTACATTCCAGATACCCATGTAATCGGTTTTTTCTAC